TATGCCAACACGAACTGTCGAGTACACCATACGAAATCTGACCATCCCCCTTTTCAGCTTCCAAGATAGCATACGCCAAATCTTTCGCAGTGTATTTTGTAACGTACATTTCACGATATACAAATAATTGCTCAGTCGCTGGGTCAACAGCGAACCATAGGACTGCAGAGTACGAAGAATATCCATAATCGCACGCCCTAAATTTTCTCCAAGTGTCTGGAATTTGAAATGGCTCAATAGTATGAAATCGCCTATCAAATTCAGCAAACGCTGCACCTTCTGCCACATCCCAACTTCCCTCCAATAGTTGTCTACGTTGTGTCTCTGGTAGAGACAACAACATGGCTTCATAGTCTCCCTGCTCGTATAGAAATGGATTGTCAACTAATTTAGCAGGTATGAATCTTCTTTTAAACAATGGCTCATTTTCTTTAGAGTGTCCTTTTGGATACTTTAATGTTTCGCCAGTCGTAATATCCGTTGCCCAAAACGCTTTATTTTCCGGAGCAGGGTCAATAAACATTTTTTTAACCCATTGGTGTCCGGGTCCTCCGGGGTTGGTTGTCCCTCGCATATAGACTGGGAGGGAGGTATCTGCAGTTCTAAGCCTCGAACGTAAATAATCCCAAGCATACGATGTCGGATACTGTGTTAATTCATCAAAGCCAATATAAGTAAAGGCTTGTCCTTGATAACGTAATACATCTTTTTCTTGCTCCAAGTATGTCATCCATATTCTAGCCCCAGAAGGAAAAGTCCATTGACTCTTCTTTTCCATCCATTTAGCTCCCGGAAAAGCTTTTGGATATAATTCTTGAGACTTGTGAATAATCTCTCTTAACTCATCATTTGTTCGTCTTAATATTAAGCCGTTCATGTTTGAGTTATTACAATAACGAAGAGGGTCAACTATTAAACTAAAAGTTTTCCCTCCTCCTGCTGCCCCTCCATATAGAACTTCCCTCTCAGGTGCAGCTAAAAATTCTGTTTGTGGTCCCGGATTTGGTTTAAATAATACTTCTTGACGTACCTCATCCTGTTTATAATAAGTTTCTGGTAAACTCTCTGTAGCTTTTTCTTTAATTTCATCGTCTTCTGTTACGTTTGCAATCTTAGCTAACTTACGTTGAGCTATGTTTAATTTTATTTTAGCAGACCTCTGCTGTTTTTTAGCTTTCGCTATATCTCGTTCTTCTTTAGTTAAAGGCTTTCGTTTTGACGTTGCCTTCAGCTTCGGTCTTGGAAGCGTTGCATTTTTGTTCAGCATATCTTCTTCTGTCTCTTTTGTCTGTTTTTATTCGTTTCCATAATCCCATAGGAGTTATGGTACGCCCTGTATATTCAGATAACCATCTTGATACTTCAGGATAAGAGGACTCTCTTAAATATTCTTCAGCTAACTGTAGAGCTTCTAATTGTTCTTCAATAGGTTCTAATAATTGAGGGTCTATTTTATTTATTTTATATCCCCAAGGAACTGTAGGTCCTTTCAATGTAGAATATCTATTCGTTGGATTCAGTTTCTGTGCTATCGCTATCATCTGTCTTTGCCGGTAATATAAATACTCCCATAGGTTTATCAGTACTTACATTTAGTTTTTCTACTTTTGATAATCCCACTCTATCAAGTATTTGTTGTGATGCAGCTAATCTTTCTCTGTTACCAATAGCTGATGGGTCATCTATAACTCCAACCATTGATAATACTGCTTTTGGTGCATTAGCTGCCATTTCTAATTCTGCCCGTTCTATTATTTCAGAACGTAATGAACTAACTATGTGATGAGGATTTGTGTTCTCAGAGTATCCTGCCATCTTCATAGCTTTTGCTTGATTGCCTTTTGCAGGTCCAAACAATGCATCTAAAAATCTTGCTTGTAATTCTGTTAATTCTTTATGCACGAGGATTCTTCTTTCTTGCTGTTTTCGTTCTAGCAAAAGAACGATTTTTACTTTTTGATTTTACAGATAATTTTTTATTATTCATTGGATTACCTGTTTTATGATGTACATCTTTGCCATCACCTTTTGTTACAAGTCCTCTCCTAGCCATTATAGCACGAGCTGTATTTCGTGATGCTCTACGCTTTTTCTGTTTAGGTTTAGAGTGATAACTGTCGTATTCTTTTCTATAATTACGTGTCATTTCTTTTTACGTGTAGTCTTTCTTTTTCTGCCTGAAGCTGTAACAGACCATTTAACAGCTTTAGGTCCTGTTTTCTTTCTTGCTTCAGATTTACTTATTCTGCCTGCAACTGCTTTTGGTCTGCAAGCCGGATAAGGTCTAGACTTTTTTTCTTTACCTGACCTACCACATTTTTTACCTGTCTTAACATCACGCCAATCTTCTTTGAACCATTTAGTTAAGCCACCTGTAGGTTTAGCCATTAGTACGTACCACCACGTTTCTTATATGTTCTAACTAGCCAAGCATTTGCGTAAGCTGATGGATATACCTTAAATTTACGTTTTGCTTCTGCTTTTACTCTAGCGTATAACGAAGGGTTCTTGGGTTTTGCCCCTCCAGTTTTTCTAGTTTTCTTTTTTGCTGCCATATTTATGCTCCTCTTTTTTCTTTCCAAAGCCATGCAAGGAAAAATACGAATCCTACTAATGTACAAAATAAGAGAACCCAACCTACGCCTTCCCATATTTTTCGGATTAATTCTTGTCTTTCATAAATTTCTTGTTTTCTGCGTAGTCTAATGTCAGCTTCCATTTTGAGTATTTCATTCCAACTGTTAGCTCCATAATGAAAATTTATAAATGACTTAAGCTCTTGTCTTTGAGCTTCTAATTTTTTCTTTGCTGTAAATGCTTCTATAGCACTAGCTTCTAATTCTTTACCTTTGAATAACTTTTGTAGAGCAGATGGATTCTTAGAGGTCTTTTCTGCATTATCTACATCACTCATTGCTCCCATCCAACGGGACAAATCTTTGCCCATTGATTCTATATCACGACCCATTTGGAACCCTTTTTTAATTGCGTTAAAAGCTCCACTTGCTGCAGTTAATGCTATTCCTATAGTAGCCGGGTCCATTATCTTTTTCTCTTTGGTATTGGTTTACAGTATGCTGTTATTGATTTATTTCCATCTTCTGTTGGTACAACTGGTTGGTCATGTAATTTTTTTGCAAAGTATATACATTTATTAACATCTCTAAATACTTGAGTTTGATTAACTATATCTTTTCCTATCATAAATATAAGAATAAATTCTACCACTAAACATCTAACTCTAGTTGGTCTTTATCTTTTTTAACTGGGTGACAATCACAGGTACATTCTTCCGGCACACAGTCATAACATTCGCAAGTAGGACATTTCTTTGGTTCATCTTCTAATTTATATGTCATTTCTTATGTTTCCTTTTTAGTGCTACTTTAGCTGCTTTTGCTATTCTTACAACTTCACTTTTACCCATTACTTTTGCTCTTTGTTCCATGACTGTAAGTATTTGTATCTTTCTCGCATATGGTTTATTAATTTTCTTAACCTTAGCAGCCGTTGCTCTGGCATCAGCCGGAGTAGCAAATTTGATTCTAACTGTATCTTTAGGGTTCTCATCCGTATATAAACGTCTATCGGAACCTTTAGGTTTTTTACCAGTACCAACTTTAGGGTCTCTTTTTTTTGGTCGTGCCATGTTTTTTCTTATATCTTGTTCTTTGGTCTTTTTCTATTTTGCTTAAAACTCTTGCTTGTTTAGCGTGAGCTTTAGAGGCTTTTTTTAATTTGCCTATGACTTTTTTTAAAGGCTTAGTATAATGAGGCATTATTTTTTTCTCTTCTTTTTTGCTTTTGATGGGAGCAGCCCTTTGTTGACTGCTCTTGCTCTTTCAGAAAATCCAAGTTTCTTTTTACTTTTTATCTTTTTTCTTATTGTTTCTAACTTCGCTACCATCAGAATATAGATTGTTAAATGTTATATCAGGATTCAAATATGACTCATGTGACTCTGCTGAGTGAGTCCATTGTGAAGGTGTAAAGTCTGGTGCACCCTCTCCTGTTCGCCACAGTGCAGGACTTGTTGCCCTGACCCTGTTATTAGGTAATGCCACTATATTACCTGTCCATGCTCCTGCATCTAAAAGATATAAAACATGAGACTGTTTATGTTGTGCAGGGTCATCAGCTATATCGCTGTCTGTATAGTCAACAGTAAATAAATATTTACCAGTATAAAAATTACCATCTATCTTACACAACCAAGGTGAAGAACTTACTCTATCCAATACGACAACACTGTGATGTCTTGATTCGCAATCCCAAGGTTGACATAAATGATTTTCCATCGGCTCTGCCCATTCATCTACAGGTATATCTGCGACTAATGCTTGTATGGGCATTCTTGCCCACATAGCACCTCCATGAACATTTTCATCAGGACCATCATCTCTATCAACTTCGCAACCTGTGAATACAACCTGAAAACTCAAGGACCTATCAGGTATTGTATTTACTGCGAATGCCATAGCATGAAGAAACTCTCCATGATATTTTTGGTGGTTACAAGTAAATTCTCTTCGTACCCAACATTTAAAATGAGGTACGTTACTTATAAGGTAGGACACTATCTACGACCTGACCTCATTCCCCCTCTAGCCATACCTTTGGTCATTTTAGCTCCACCTCTGGCATATCCTTTTGTCATTTTGGCTCCACCCATTTTCATTTTTTTGACTTTTTTATTTTTTTTACCTCCGGCAGCTCCACCTTTGGTTTTTTTCATACTGTGTCTTGGCATATATATATCTCCTTATATTGACAGTTTCTTTTTTGGCTTTGGTAAAGGATTACTATAATCCTCAATTTTAGGCTTGCCCTTCCTAAAAATATCGTAAAACTCTTTGTTAAAAAGACTACCTTGTTTTCTGGTGTATTCTGCTTTGTCTTTTTTAAACTTGTTTAAATCTGTTCCAAAAACTTTACCAGAAAAATTACCTTTAGGTTTTATATTTTTCATCGGCATTTTTGATGCTTCTTTTAATTTATCTTGAAACGCTTCTAATTTAAGTTTTTTAGTTACATTAGGAGCTTTTGTTTCATCATATATTTCACCATCAAATAATCCTGCTCCCTTTTTTAGTCTGGGAACATTAGTTGGTAAATCCATTATATGCTTCTTAGCCATTCTTAGTTTTAATTTTTTTTATACCTATGGCTAAACCACTCATGGCTTTCTTTTGTTCTGCCATGCTTTTCTCTATAGCTTTGCCTCTAGCTTTTTCATAACTGGAAAGTTTACCATCTTTATCTAAATCAGCTTTGCCCGGATTCATAAGATTAGCACCTCTCATCAATCTTGGCACATTAGTTGGTAGTTCCATTATTGATTTTTTAGGTACACTTGCTCCACCCATCATTCGTTTTTTTGGCATGATATCAGGTACATTAGCATTACGCCCTTGTCTTTCAGCTTCTGCTTGTCCAGACAGTTCCTTTTTTCTTTTAACTTCTTCTGTAAATTTAGGATTTTGTTTTGCCATAAAATTAAGAAATTTAAGATTACTTTCTTCAGCTTCTTTTCTTCTTCTACCTTCAACTTTATCTAATGGAGAAGTTTTACCTTTTACTACTTTAGGTAGTTTCTTTCTTGTTACTTTTGATGTAGGACTTTTTTTAACCTTTCCTATAGGTACAATTTCTATTGACATTACAAGGGCACTCCTATTGCTAATACTCTGTCTATTAATCGTTGTGCTCTATTTGTAGTTTGATTAAACCAACGACTATCTTCCATCTGCGTTGCCATCTCTTCCCAGTCACCTGTTTCAGCAGCAGCAATCATCTTTCTAAATTTACGTAAACGAGGACCTCCTAATTGAAAAGCCATGTTCGCTAATACGTATTGTATATCTTCAGGAAAAGATTCAAAATCATTAAATATATCTTTACAATCCTGTATACAAGTTTGTACATCTTTGTAAAACCATTGTGTAACTCTTTCTTCAGATACAGGAGTTCCTAATTTATATTCATATTCTTCATCAGACTCAGTAAGTAAATGTCCAATACCTGCCGTTCTATGTCCTTCCGAACACAAATATATTTTGTAAACGCATCCCTCGTCTGCTTCTATTTCTTTTCTTAATATTGCTAAATTCATTTTGTTATCTTCTTATACTTTTCGAAAGTACGGAGTCCTCCCAATCCGAGCATCCCCATGAGCACAGTCATTAAAGAGCCCATATCAAACTCTGGTAGCTGAGGCATAGTAATACCAAACAAAGCAGTAAAAAACATTACAAATGGTGCTAGTACAAAATGCCACATGAGGGCGATACCACAGGTCCAACCTATGAAAGGTCTCCAAGATGCTACAAACCAATGTCTTGATTGTGCTTCTGCTTTATTTACTTCTATTTGTGACTTGGCTAATTCCTGTGCGTGTTTCTCAGCCATTGTCGCTATTTCGTGACTTAACTTATTCTTTGCATCTTTGTCTTCAATAAATTTTCCGACTAAAGATGTAACCGGTCCTATTAATTGTGTTAACATTATCTTTTTCTTATTCCCTGTCTTACTTGTCTACGTCTTAACATTGAACAATGCTTATGATAAAAATAATTAGATATGCTACCAAAAAAACCTGATATGTGTAAACAAGTATTAATGATTAACATTTCCATCTTCGTCTTGCCTGTCTCAATCTACTATTAGGATTTTTAGCTGCTTTTGGGAACTTCTTCATTTGTCCTGCACTTCTTGCACAAAATGACTTCCTTCTTTTTGCAGCTTTACTTCCGGGTTTAACTTTTCCAGTTACTGCTGTTTTTAATTTACTTCCCGGATTCTGTCTCCTATACTTGGCAACACCTTTAGCAGTCATGCCTGCACCCTTTTTAGTAGGGCGTTTATCTCCACTCTTAACAGTGAAGCCTTTCATGCTGCCACGGGTTTTTGCCATTTACGTAGCTTCCTTCTTTTCTCCGTTGTTCCAAATCATATCTATGCATTTGTAACTTCTTGGATAATAATCTGGCATATGAATTGGCATACCTATAGCTATTTCGTGTGCTCTTGCTAAACATCTATCGTGTTTTTCATAAGGACCATACAAGTCCTTTAATGTTACACACATGTCAGGCTTGCTTATCAAACAAGCTAAAACAAATAATTCGTACATATCCTACCTTCTAAAAAATGGGGTGAAACGCATCGGTATTTCACCCCCCTTGAGTAACTATAGCGAACCCCTCGGGAATAAGTACAGTATCAAGTCTTTATTGGCAGGTTAGAGACTTTCATCTCTACACATACTGTGATAATCCTTCTGCTACCAATGCTTTTTCTATTTCCTCAACGCTGAAGTTTTTACCAGTACGTTCTTTTAAAGCTGCACGTATATAATATACATGATGGCTTGGAATATGCGTCTTAAATCTTCCATACTTCTCATATTCGTAACAAATCTGTTCCAATAGAGAGTTATAATCACTCATAATAAACATATTATATCATATATTGGTGTATTTGTAAAAGATATTGTGTCAATAAAAATTTTTTTGATTTTAGGGGCTTGACAAGATTGCAAAAATGGGGTATAAAACCCTTGTTTTTCTTTTTTTCTCCTTTTTTTCTTTTTCAGATAACCACCCAAGTGTTATCTAAGAGATTATGGTCGAGATATTTAGAAAAACAACTAGTATTCCCAAAAGATACTTCCAAAAACCATATAAATCTCCCTTAAGATTCCAAAAAGGAGAATATATTGTCAAAGAAAGTCCCCAAAAAAAGAAACCCGATAGCGATACTCTTGCTCTCTTACAAAAATTACGTAAAAGGGAACAAGAAAAAGCAAATTCCAAGAAAAATAAAAAACGGAAGAGATGAGTTTAAGCTCTTAAACCACTGATTTATCTATATTAGCCCTTAAGTAGGGCTTTTTTTGTGTCTTAAGTAAGTGGGCGAGGTCTGGTATATGAAACTATTTCCCTAATCTCGGGTAAATCCTGTACACGTGTACGCATACGCCCCCCCTGGGTCATGCATACGGCTACACATACACAAAAAATTGCAATAAAATCAATAACTTAACTAATAAAAAACATCAGGTATTATCTAATATATTGTATTTGTGGATTTTTTAGTTGCATTGGCGTTATTTTTTACAATGCCTAGTATAATAAAATCTTATAGGTATGCAGGTATAGTATAATTTAAGCTTATACCTAGACCATATCCCTGTAAGTTATTGATATCATTGGATAATTTTTCCAGATATCTGAAAATATAATTTAATAAAAACAAAGGCTTATACTGATATGCTATTTAAAAGCGATTTAAAGCCTATACAAAGGCATTAAATAATATTGGCTATATTGCAATATAAATTTAATTTACTA